CTAAAATCTTTAGGTATTAAAACACTAGCAAAGTAGTATAAATAATAACATGGCAGATTCATTAATACAAAAATTAGAATACGAAGCATTTCGATCAGGCATTCAAGCTAGAACTAAGCAATCACAAACTTGGTTTCGCAATAAGCTAAAAGAAATGGGAAATATTAACAGACAATCTTTATTGAAAGATAGTGCATTAACTAAAAAACAGCGTTTTGGTGTTGGCAATATGTACATGTTTTTCTATGATCCAAAGCATAGAGATACACTACCATATTACGATGCTTTCCCTCTTGTTATTATGGTTGATAGAGCTCCAGGTGGTTTTTATGGTTTAAACCTACATTACCTTCACCCAACTTTGCGAGCTAAACTAATGGATCAATTATTAGATATTACAAACAATAAAAGGTTTGATGAGACAACTAAATTTAAGTTGAGTTATCAAGTTTTAAAAAGTGCAAATAAGTTAAAAGCATTTCAACCTTGTTTTAAACACTATTTAACTAAACAAGTAGATTCACAAATTGCAATGGTTGAAGCCCCTGAGTGGGAAATCGCAATGTTTATGCCAACTGAGCAATTCCGTAAGAAAAACGCTCGCTCAGTATGGGCCGAGTCTAGAAGGAGCATTAAATAATGGCATTACCAGCTAGTATCGATGATTTAAAAGGTTCAATTGGTAGACGTGGCGGAATGGCTAAAGCCAACCGCTTCGCCATTTATATGAGCCATCCTAAAAAACGAGTAGGATTGATTAATACTGATTTTCAATCACTTCTTGGCAATGCTGCTCGACAACTTGCAACAGGCGGATCAATTACATTACAAAATTTTCTTGAAGATCCACGCGATGTGTTTATGTTCTGTGAGTCGGTTACTTTACCGGGACGTCAAATCGCGACCAATGATTTTTATACAGATATGAAAGGTTATAAGAAACCTTATGCGTATATTAATGATGAAGTTACTATGACATTCTATTTGACCAACGATTATTACATGCATAAATATATTAAATCGTGGATGGATGTGATTATGCCTAAAGATGGTGATTCATACCAGGTTGGATATAAATCAGATTATGCTCGTGATATTGTTATCCAACAACTTGGAAATTCCAACTTTGTCCCGGCAGCTGGTATTGTTCTTAAAAACGCATATCCATTGTCGCTATCAACAATAAATCTTAGTAATGCATCTGAAAACGAAATTGTTAGAATTACAGTAACATTTGCGTATGATGACTGGGAAGAGCAAGGTGTTGCAGCTGGAACCTTACAAGGGTTTGAAGAAGTTCTAGGTGCCGCAAAGAATACTCTTTCAACAGTGCAGAATATTGGCAAATTATTTTAAAATTATAGGAGTGAAATGAAATGGCTTTACCTAAGCTTAATACACCAAAATATGAATTAGCAATTCCATCAACTGGCAAAGAGGTTAAATTTAGACCATACCTTGTCAAAGAAGAAAAAATATTAATGATTGCTCTAGAGTCTGAAGATGAAAAGAGTATTATGCAAGCCGTAAAAGATATTATTGAATCCTGTACTTTTGGAGAAGTAAATTCCAATCGTTTGACTATGTTTGATATGGAATATGTTTTTACTAAAATTAGAACAAAGTCTGTTGGTGAAACAACTACACTTAAACTGCCATGTGAAAAATGTGAGCACATCAATGAGGTAGTGGTAGATTTAGACAATGATTTAAAAGTATCTGAAGGTAAAGATAAAAAAATCCAATTGACCTCTGACACAGGCGTAATTATGAAGTATCCAACCGTGAACGATTATGTTGATGCTTCTAGCGCTAAGGGTAGTGAGATTGATAAAATATTTAAATTGATGGCTGCAGCGGTAGAATCCATTTATTCTGGTGATGAGATGTTTGATGCTGCGAGTGAACCAGAAAAAGAAATTATTGAATTCTTAGAATCTTTGAATTCAGCTCAATTTACTCAAGTGAAAGAATTCTTTGATAATATGCCTCAAGCATCTATTAATGTTTCTTATACTTGCAGTGAATGTGGTAATGATCACAGTATGGACTTGAAAGGTATGCAGAATTTTTTCGCATAGCCCTTTCTCATAATAACTTAATTAACTATTACAAGATCAACTTTTCGTTGATGCAACATCATAAGTATAGTTTAACTGAGTTGGATGAGATGCTTCCGTGGGAAAGGGAAATTTACGTTGCTATGTTGGTTGAACATATAAAAGAGGAGAATGAGCGTCAGCAACAACTGGCCTCTAAACAACGCAAATGAAAATAGGAGTACCCATGGAAGAAGAAATTAAACAATCAGGCTATCATCCAGCTGATGTAAATGGTGATGGTGAGGTAAGTGTGCAAGAAGAAGCAATGTACCTTGAATTTAAACGTAAAGAATTAGAAGACAATGATGCTCAAAGAGATGCTATTCGCAAAATGGCTTGGTTCTCTTTAATTGGATTGCTTGTATATCCAGTAGGAATTGCATTGACTTCTTTAGTTGGACTAGATAAAGCAGCTAATCTTATTGCTGACATTGCTCCAACATACTTTGCGTCAATCGCAGTATTAGTTTCAGCATTCTTTGGTGCAGATGCATTAAAAGGCAAAAAGTAGGTATAACACATGGCAGCAGCAAGTTTATCAGATGTAATTAGTAGAATGAAAGATGAGGGTCAATTGACTCGCAACAGTGGTACTAATTCTTTAAAGTCAATTAAGCAAATATTAAGTGAACAGAACGATATTCTTAAATCAAGTTTCACTAACTTGATTGCTGCTGTCGGCGCTGGTGATCTTATTTCGTCTGAACTTAAGATGGAGCAGGATCGTTATAACCAGCGCATTCTTGAAGCTCTTGAAGGATTAAATAAAAAAGACGAAAAAACAAAGCCTGACGAAGATGCTACTGAAGGATGGATGGCTTTAGGTGCTTTGGGTACTATTTTAGCAGGAACAATTGGTTCAGCTATCGGTTTAATAATCGGTCAAGTTAAAGCAATTGGATTTTTTGCTAAAATATTTACGCCCGAAAAGATTAAAAAATCTTTAAAATTGATGATGACAAACTTTTCTTCTAGTATGAAGTCACTGTCAAACTTCATAGGAGAAAAGGCAGCTAAAATAAAATCTGTTTTTTCTACTGGCTTAACTAAATTATCTTCTTTGTTTTCTTTTGGTAAAGAATCAAAGGTTGGTGATATAATTAGCAAAATAGGAAAATCAATTAAAGATTTTGTTGCTACATTTAAAACAATTGGCAAAATAATTAAAGATTTTATTGTAAAGCCAATTAATGTTGTTAAGGGGTGGTTTGCTGTAATCGGCTCTTACATGAAATCATTTGGCAATACTATAGGAAAAGTTGCTGGTGTTATAGGTAAAATATTTTTGCCAATAACGGTATTAATGACTGCATTTGAAACTATTACCAGTGCAGTAGAAGGATATGCAAAGGACGGAATTTTAGGTGGTATTAAAGGTGCTATTGATGGCTTATTTACTTCTCTTATTACTAAGCCACTTGATTTATTGAAAGATGGTGTAGCTTGGGTTTTAGATAAGTTGGGCTTTGATGAAAGTTCTGAAGCTTTATCTTCATTTTCATTCACAGAAATGTTTACAGATATGACTCAGGGTATTTTAGACTTTGTGAAAGATTCCTGGAATTTTATAGTAGGTTTATTGGGTTTCAGTGAAGAAGGTATGGGGGCCGATATAAGAAACACTATCTCAACCGTAATTGGTGATGCTTTTAATTCTATTGTAGATTGGATTAATAACGTATTCTCATCTGTTGTTGAAAGTATTTCAGGCTTTGATGCAATGAGTATGATTACAATTGGTGAAGATTTCATAAAAAGCTTAATAAGAGCAGTGTTACCGCCCGCAGACTCTTTACGTTTTGAATTGCCAGAAGTTGATTTAGGTTTTACTAAAGTTGGGGGTGGAGCTATCAACTTAAACCCAATTCCAGATTCTGTTTATGAGTGGGCTGAATTGCCTGCACAGTCTCCATCAGAGCCTAGTGGCAATAATGATGTTCCAACCCAAGAACCACAAACTCAATTGAATAATTTGGAAGAAGCTCAAAGCTCTCTTAACCAATCAATTGATAATAATACTTCGGTTAGTATGGGCGGGAATACTTCGGTTAGTACTGTTAATGCTCCAACAAGTGTTACAACTAGTAATAGTCAAGTGTATGTTGGTTCAGAAATGGATCCATATAGTAGACGTGCTCAAGAAGATACTAGATACGGTTCAGGAAGATAAAAAAAAGGGGACCATTAAGATCCCCTTTATCTTTAGCTATTAGCTAGGTTTTTAAAGTAACTTAGAGTATCATCATCGTCGTCACTAGATGCGGATTGCGTGGATGCAGTCGGCTCAGGTGCTGATGTATATGATGGAGCAGATACTTGTTCATCTAAGCTTACCGCTTCAGCAGTAGTCATAGGAACAGCATTTTCACCAAGTACTCGTGCTAATTTAGCTTTTAGTTCAGCATATGTCTTGTAGTTAGAAGGATCAATAAAATCCTGTAACTTATATAGACGGTTATATACTGCTTCTAATTTCTCGTCATCATCAGATAAAACAGATGCATTTGCAAATTCTGATTTATCATAGTTGCGATATCCTTCAACGTTACGAATCTTCAATTTGAAGTTTGCACCTTCCCAGAAATCAAATGGGTTGATAGGTTCTTCATCAGCAAATTGTGGTTGCATAACATCCATAATTTTATCAAAGATTTTTTTACCAAACTTATATAAG